GACAAGCTAGACGAACTCAAGACTAACATCGATGAGCGTCAAGCTATTGCAACTTCTGCTGCTGCTGCATTAGGCCGTAAGACAGATGAGATTCTTATTACAGCTATGGATGCAGGTGCTAATTCAACTCAGTTACATGATACAGGTAGTGCTTTAGAAAAAGCAGACTTGTTATCAGCCTTTGAAACATTTGGTTCTGCTAACTTACCGGAAGATGGTGGTAGATATATTGCTATGCATCCAAAGGGATTTGCTGACTTATTTTTAATTAATGAGTTTGCATCTTCTGACTATGTAGGTGATCAGAACTTACCATACGCAGGTGGCATGACAATGAAAGAGTTCTTGGGTTTCAAGATTTTTTCAACAACTGCTGTGACTGCAGGTAAGAACATGGCATATCATACAACTGCTGTTGGTCTTGGCATAGGTGCTAATGTAACTACAGAGTTAAACTATGTGCCAGAGAGAGTTTCACACTTAGCAACATCAATGATGTCTATGGGTGCTGTCGTTATAGACGACAATGGTATCTATGAACTTCTTGATAATAACACATAGGAGGTGAATCATGGCATTTACAGCAGGTAATTTAATACGTATTGGTGGTGGCTCAGGTCAAAACCTTTGGTATTATTCAACTACAGAGGCTCAAGGTACTATCGATGGAGCAGGTTATTTCAATGACGCAGCTAACATGTTGAATGTAAATGATGTAATACTTTGTATTACAGCAACAGGTGGAACACCGGTTGTGTCACATTCATATGTTAATGCAAATGATGGTAGCACAGTTGACATAGTCAATGGTGTTGCAATAACTGCTACTGATAGTGACTAAAAATTAAATGGCATCAACGGCATCCAATACAGCGTTAGATATTGCATCAAGAGCCTTAGTGCTTATTGGTGCAGAGCCAATCACTTCATTTGAAAGTAGTTCGACTGAAGCATTGGTAGCCTCTAACATGTATGAGGATGTCGTTAGGTCATCTTTGTGTATATGTAGATGGAGATTTGCTACAGAGCAGGCAGTTCTTAATCAAATAACTGACACACCTACAGGCAGATTTGATATAGCACATCAGTTACCAAGTAACTTGTTGATGCTACATGCTGTTACAATTAATGATAATAAGATAAATTACACTGTATATGGGAATAAAGTTTTTTCTGATTCAACTACAAATGATACTTTGATAGCTGACTATACCTATAGAGCAGATGAAGTAGACTTTCCATCATACTTTTCTTTAGCAGTACAGTATTCTTTAGCTTCTGTATTTGCTACTGCAATAGCCAGAGATGATAAGCTTATGGAAATGATGGAAGTAAAAGCAGAAAGATTAATGGCAAAGGCTAGAAACCTTGATGGTCAGCAACAAACATCAAGAGTATTAACAACCACGAGGTTTAGAACAAATAGGTTAAGCTAATGGCTAGGATTAGAATACCACAAAATAGCTTTCAGTTTGGTGAGATAAGTCCTTCGTTAACCTCAAGAACAGATTCTCCAATATACAAAAACTCTGCTGAAAGAGTTAGAAACTTTTTTATACGTGGTGAGGGTGGAGTTACCAAAAGACCCGGAACAAAACGATGGCACAACTTTGGTAGTAGTCCATCATATGACTCTGCTCTTAGGCAAACAGTTCGTATAGAACCATTTTCATTTTCAGATGATGAGCAATATATAATTGCTTTTAGCAATACACGAATTGAGATATTTCAAGTCAGTCCAACTACAGGTGACATATCGTCTATACAAGCTCTTACAGGGCAGTCGTGGTTAGTAAATACAAGTGCAGCACCTTATCTTGAAGAGTATACCTTTGCACAACAAGGTGACGTTATGTTTATCTGCCATCAAACAGCAGCACCAAGGAAATTAACAAGAACTGGACTAACAACATTTACAGTTGAAACATTTAACTTTGAGTCTTCTGTAGATAGTGAACATGTGTTTCAGCCATACTATCCATTTCAACCTTTGGGCATGACTATATCGGCAAGTGCTACAAGTGGTACTGGTGTTACATTAACAACATCAGGTGACTATTTTACATCAGATCATGTTGGTGTGTACTTAAAGATAGGTAGTGCTGAGTGTGAGATAACTGCATATACGAATGCAACAACTGTAACAGCTACTATTTATGGAACTCTTAGGCAGCAATTAGATATAAATGCATTTAAATCTACGGAAGGCAGTACCACTCTAAGAATAACTCATGCGTTGCATGGCCTTTCTGTTGGTGCAAGTATAATTATTGATAGAGCAGGTACTATTGGTGGGATATCTATTAACCAAATAAATGGCACAAGAACAATAACGGCAGTATTAAGTGAAAACGAATATGAGGTTACTGTAGGTGCTACGGCAAACGAATCTGAAGATGGTGGTGGAAGGCCGAGGATTGAAACAGGTGCAGCTACTACAGAATGGCAAGAGCAAAGTTATTCTGCTGTCCGTGGTTTTCCTGCAGCAGTTACCTTCCATCAAAACAGATTATGGTTTGGTGGTACACTGGCACAGCCTGATGGAATATGGGGTAGTAAGTCTGGTCAATATTTTAACTTTGATATTGGTGATGGTGATGATAACGATGCATTAGATTTAACTGCAAACGTTGGTGAGATATTTACTATAAGACATTTAGTATCTAATAGAGATTTACAGGTGTTTACGACAGGTGCAGAACTGTTTGTGCAAGCACCAGTGGATAAGCCAGTTACTCCTGCTAATGCACAGATACGCAGACAGACACCATATGGTGCGTCATTTGTTAGACCGACTGTGTTTGATGGTGCTACGTTATTTATTCAAACAACTGGCTCTGCATTAAGAGAGTTTTTATTTACTGATGCTGAACAAGCTTATACTTCAGTAGCAGTATCAAGTCTTGCACCACATCTAATACTTAATCCTGTGCAACAAACATCTATTAAAGGTGCATTGAACAGAAGTGAATCATATGCTTTTCTTTTAAACAATGATGGAACAATAGCTGTGTTCTATTCAATTAGAGGGGATAACAAAGCAGGATGGACATTGTGGGATACAACAGGCAAGTGGCATTCGATATGCAGTGTGTTTGAAAGATTGTTTGTAGTAGCCTCAAGAGATGATGGTTCAGGATCAGACAAACTTTTTCTTGAAGAGTTTCAGGTTGATATGCCTATGGATTTTTGTGATGAGTTTAGTGCAACAAGTAGTGTGTTTAGTGGTTTAACATCTCATTTTTCAAATGGTGCTGTTGTCAAAGCAATTAGTGGTAATGATTATCTTGGAGAGTTTACAATAGCCTCGGGAGAAATAGATGCATCATTAGCTAAATCAAATGTGTCCACTGGCTACATAGGTTATGCATTCGTTCCTCTCATCAAGACCTTGCCAGTGGATGCAGGTATTATTGGTGGGCCTCTAACTGGTGAGCCAAGAAGAATAAGTAGGGTTGTATTAGATTTGTTTTCTACATTAGCTGTTTCAGTAAATGATAAAGATTTAATTTTTAGGAATGTAACTGATGATATGTCTTTAGATAGAGTGCCAGTTACAGGTAAAGAAGAGTTTAGATTAATAGGATATAGCCGTGACCCAAGGGTAAACATTTCACAGAGCTATCCTTTTAGTTTAGATATTAATGGCATGGTAGTGGAGGTAGCATTCGGATGACTTGGTGGATGGTAGCAGGTGCAGTTGTTAGTGCATATGGTTCAATGCAAGCAGGTAAGGCAAGAGCAGCAGAAGCTAGGGCACAGGCAGCACAGTTAGAAGAACAAAAGAAAGATGCGAAAGTAACAGCTATGCAGGAACATAACATACGCATGGAAAACTTAAATGTTATGCTTGGTGTTAATGCGTCATTAGCAGGGGTTATGGGCAGAGATGAAGACAGATCGCTTGCAGCTATAAAACAAAAGATATTAAAAGAAGCTACAACATTAGAAGATAGGGCAAGAGTTCAATATCTTAGTGATCAAAGCCAACGATCTATGGGTATACAAATAGCAAATATGAGAGCAAGAAACGCTAGAAGAGCAGGCACTATATCAGCTATTGGTAGCTTGTTAAGTGCAGGACATCAATACTCAAAGATATCAGGGTCAGTTCCTACTGCATCAGTTACAGGAACTGGGCCTTTAAGATTTAATCCTAGCAGAATAAGTGGAAGTGGAATCTTTACATAATGGTAGAATTTCTAAAAGCAAAACCTACATCTTTTGTTAATAGACCAAGAGGCATTATTGATACACGTACTGGTGAGGGAGAAGTTTATGAACAGGTTGCTAGGCTTGGCGATCAAATGGCAAGAATGGGATTTGAAGAAGCTGTTGTTGAGCAAGAAAAGTTAGGGAAAGACTACGTTGCTTCATTACAAACTAGGGATGAACAAGGCAATCTACAATTTGTATCATTGCCTGAATCACTTAGTAAAGTTGCTAGAGATGCTGCCACACCTGAGTTGCAAAGAAGATATACTAATGAATTGCAATTAGATACTAGTAATAAGATTGCTGAGTTACATAGAACATATAAAGACGATCCAGTAGGTTTTGAGTTTCAGTCTAACTTATATATTACCGAGACTGTTAATACTTTACGTGCAAATGGATATGGAGAAGTAGCAGGTGATTACGCAACAAATGCAGCAGGCTTAGTTGTACAACATTCAAATGATTTAAAACTTAAAGCTTTTAAAAGGCAAGAAGAAGTAGCTAATGAAAAGCAAAGAATTGTTATCGATAATAATACCCAAGATTCTTATGAGTTAAGAATAGCAGGCAAGACAGAAGAAGCTGACAAGATATATAATGCTACTATTGTGTTGCTTGATGATCTTATAGAAAAGGATGCTGTAAACGCACCTTACTATAAAGAACAAAAAGCAAAGTTATTAACTGGTAAACGTCAAGCGATAATGGAGCTTGAGTTTATTAAGTTTAATGGAAATGCAGCACAAATGGCTGCTTACAATAGAAGCTTAACTCTTGGCAAGATATCAGCAAATGATAAAGCTTTGTTGCCAAATTTAACTGATCAACACTTTATCAATCAAAGAAAAGATTTAAGACCTGAAGATATTAGATTACTTACAGCTTGGGCATCTACAACAAAAGGCAGGTTTGCTGATGGTCATAGTGAAACTAAAAAAAATTATGATGTGGAAAATACTGGAGTTGCATGGCAAAACAAAACTCTTTCAGAAAAATCTACAAAAGCTAGTAAACATTTAGATACTATTCTTGGTCAAAGTATAGGACTAAACAGAGATATAAAACCTATTGATGTTATACGATCATCAAAAGAACAAATGAATATTATTACTGGTGGGCAAAAAGGCAATGCAACTGTACCTAATGCACTTAAACAAGTGATAAATAATCCTGCTATTACAAAAACATATATACAAAATCAAAAAGCAGTAGGTAATACAGACGAATCAAACAAAGTAGTTGGTAATTATATTAATGTTGCAAAATCAACAGCAGGCTTAATAGGTGTTGACAAGACACAAACAGCAAAAGCTTTAACTGTTGAAACACTTATAGAGTCCGGCATTAATGCTACTGAAGCATTTGAATATGTACACAGAGATGCCGCAGAACAAAAAGCTATTAATGAAGAAGTAAAACAAAAGATTTTTGAAGCAGACTCAAGTTATAATGAAGACAATTATAATTTAAATAATTTTATAAAAAAGAAACTAGATGATTTGGGTGTAGACCTAGACACTTTTGAAAGACAAAAACTTTTTCCTGTAATGAAGTTTGCTTTAGAAGCAAGGGGAACATCAATAGATGACGCAATAGATGTTGTTGAAAAGTACATTGAAAATGTTTATGTAGAGCATCCATCAAATTTTAACTTGTATGAAAAGAAAACCGGCACACCGGACAGAGGTGGTATCAAATCATATTATCGTGATCAAACAGACAAGGTTGAAAGTATTATAAACAAACGTTTACAAGATACTGTTGGGTCAATAGAAAGTGTTGTGCCTTTAACAGAGATGGGTGGAGAAACAACTATAACAAAAACCTACGAGTTAGGTGAAAATGCTTTCTTATTACCTGATCCATCAAATGGTAATACAGGGCAAGGCAGATGGACTGTAGTTGATAAAGATGGCAAACTTATTATGGATGAGTTTGGGCCTATAGAAATTACAACTAAAGATATAGAATTAAAATTATATGATGATTATTCTGAGACAGCTAAAGTAGCTATAGCTGAAGAAACATTAGGAAAATATTTTTCTTGGTGGAGAAAGCTTTCATTTGGAGGAAGTCTTGTTGATACTTTGCAAGGTAAGGGCGTAGATTTAGATGCACCTACACCACCAATAGATACATTTGATAATGCAGACAAACCCGAGTTGTTTAAGAATTTATATAAACAACCTACTGGCCCTGAAATGCAAGAGAATATTGATATCCAACCTGATGTTATGAGAAATATAACTGATGTTGTTGATGAAGCAATAGATACTGTAGACAGGAATGTAGTGCAGCCGGTTGTTACAGGAGTGGAAACTGCTGTTGATGTTGTGCAGGAAGAAGCAGGCAAACTAAAAGACATAGCTGTTAATAACATAATAAGTTTATATAATAATATGAAAGCTTATGGTGCAGAAATATTAAGAGACACACCTGAGTTTATTGAGATATCACAGTTAGCAAATGGTCAAGTAATTGATCAACTTGTTAATAGTATCACAGCTAACAAACCAATTAATTCTCATGTAGGTGCTGTTGAACAATTAATTAAAGATGAAGATTTTAGTAATGTGCCATATCAAGATGGCAAAGGGCAATCTATTGGGTATGGTTTTGCTATTGCTGCACTTGAAGACGATGAACGTGCTTTAATAAAAGATATTAATAATATTACAGAAAAAGAAGCAAAGGCAGTTATCAATAAGAAAGTTAAAAAAATTGCAGATAAATTTGCAAGAGATGTTAAAAACTTTGATACGCTTTCAGTAACTAGGCAGGTTGCTTTGATTAATTTTGCATATCAACTTGGCTATGAAAATGTTACTAATCAAGGCAAAGACCCTAAGAGGCAATGGCCTAAGTTTTTTTCTATGTTAAAAGTTGCTGCTAATTTACCTGCAGGATCAGAAGATAGAGATGATATGTTTGCTAAGGTAAGGGATAATATGCTTTATAACTATTCATCAAAAGGAAAAACATATACTGATTGGTTTACACAAACGCCAAACAGAGCTAAACGAGTTGCACAAAGTATAAGAGGGTATTAATGTCTGAGCTTTTTTATAGGCAATCTGATTATAGAAGCTTTACTCCAAGAAAGTTTGCAAGACCAACCCCAATCTTTACTGAGTATCAAAACTATTTAGATACACCTGAACCATCTTTTGCTGAAACATTTATGGGTCATCTTGGTTATCAATGGATGCCAATCACAAACTTTGTGCAAGAACAATTAACTTTTACTAATCAGGATGATGATCCTGAGTTTAGATGGCAAGATCAAGAAGAGACAGAATCATACTATCAATATGTAGAAGAGCTTTCACGTGCCAAAAACAGGGAACATTATGACTTTATAAAAGGTACGATTGATCAAGGTTTAAAACAAAGAGAGACAATGGATAGGGGAGGTTTGTTTCCTGCATTAGTTGCAGGCTTTGCTGATCCACTTAACATAGCATTTGCGTTGCCTGTATTTAATGTAGGTCTTAAAGCTGCATGGGCTGCAGGTTCTGCTCTTGGGGTAGCTAAAGCAGGTGGTAAGGTTGGGCTTGGATTTGGTATAGCATCAGAAGCAATAAGAGCACCATTCGATCCATTAAATACACCACATGAAGTTGCAATGAATATTGCTGCATCAACTGTAATGACTGGTTTGCTTACTGGTGGTATGAAAGGTATTGCTAATACTTACTCAGGGATGAAGTTAAAGAAGATCAATGAAGCAATAGCTAAAGAAAAGAAAGGTGTAAAGACTACAGAACCTGAGGTTGCTGATCCAACTACAGGTCAACCTGAAATAAAACCTGAAGTCAAGCCGAAAACTAAACCAACAACAAAGATTAAAACATTATCAGAATTATCAGATGATGAAATACAATATAGATTTGGCGAAGAGTTTAATGTAAAGAAAATAGTTACCGACCCAAAACTTG